CCACCATGACATCCCAACACGGGACCTTGAGTCAAAATGAACTCCCACCACAACATCTCTATAATTATTTTCTGAATAATGCTATTGATGACTGCAGTGCAAAAAGCACCGGTTGGCAATGAACCCTCACACTCATAAATAGTATCTTCAACATTCAGAATTGGATGACATAAAATAGCCAAACCTGCCGAAGCCAATAATTGCCACGGGTGTCCAAACATGGTATGATGCGCAGGAAATAATTTTGATGCAAGACGATACAAGATTTGACATGCAAGAACCATCATATCTCGAGCGTGGGATTTATCAAAATGCTTAAAATCAAATAAGACATGATTAGCATAATGAGAATGTTTCCTATACAATTGCTCCCATTGGAATGAATCAGCATTCATGCCAATTGAAATTCCTGTTAAAATGGGATTGTCCTGTAAAACTTTGAACACAGGGAGAAAAATCCTACGCATAATATCATTATACGCAAAGGGTAACTGCATAAATATTCGCACAGCTTTATCCAACTTCTTGGGTTCATCCTTCAACGAGAAATCACAAACAATGCCTGGATTCTTAAATTCAGCAAGCATATCTGCAACAAATTGTAGAGATTGTCTCGCCTCCTGCGTATATATTCGCTCACCATTGATCTCAATTATGTGAGCAGTTTTTGGGCCTCGGGTGGGCAAACCTTGGCCTGTGAGCCACTTAAAAGCATCATAAAAACGAACACCATCAATCCCATTAAGCGATTCACGCTCATTTAAGGGAAATGCGGCATCAGCCAATTGAAAAATCTTCTCAAATCGATTCATAACTTTACCAGCAGCACGATTCAAATCAGTAGAAGGAAAAACCGTTTGAGAAAATGCTAAATCCAACAATCCTTGATTAAACCAATTTTGATAGTTTCCATTAGGCAATGTCCTATTCGACAGATCTGGTGCAACCTTAACTGATGGAGGAACTTTACCAAAAATGGGAGTTTTAACTATTTTCGACACATGGTGACTCAAACCATAGTTAATAGTCCCAAGAGGTGTTATTCTATGCAAAAATTTTTCATAAATGTCAGGATGATGTTTGGCATAATATGCAGCAAAACTTTTAGGATGAAACTCATTTGGTTTGAATTTCTTACTCTTGCCTGTTGTTAATCCAAGATGGCAATTCTTCAGGGCAAGAGTGGGTCTTCGACCTATAAGAGTTTCAATTACCATATTGCCTCCCAAAGCCATCGTGGTAACAAATGGCGTTGAAGCATTGATTCCAACTTCCACTTGACCGAGTTGATGCATTGAAATAATAAATGATTTGTTCCCCAACGTGGCTACATTAAATGTTCCACATGAGCCATATCCCAAATCAGGTGTGGCAAGAAGCATGACTGTATTAGAGCTTCCATCAGATATATTACTAAAGTGACCATCAAGTAATTCAGT